ATCAAAGTACTGTATTCTGTCGTGACGGAAACCACCACTACCAGTATTTGCCGTACCGCCTAATTGAAGCACTCTGTCTCCAGAACCGCTTCCTACTCCCGTACAATAATGGTTAGCTTCTATTAAGTCTCCAAAATCAACAGCGTTACCTGCGGTTGTTATGGTTATGTAGTCACAATCATCATGATAACCACTAGTCCCACCAGAACCATATCCTGCAAGGTTAATCATTCTAGCAGTTGCCACACTAGCCCCTGAACCTCCGTAAGCACGAGCATATGTTAAATTTCCATGATCTGTAGCGTTACCTGCTGATGCCATAGTAAATCTATCAATCGTGTCAACATAACTACCAGTATCACCAAGTACACATATGCCTGTGATTCCATCTGAATCACCATGACAGTAATTGCAAGCCGAGGTTAAATCTCCAAAATCAGAGCTATTTCCTAGTGTTGAGGTTGTCCAACTCTCTATGACATTTTGCCTAGTACCTGAACCGTTATGACCCCCCATTCTAAAAGCAGTTGTTCCATTACTACATGCAGAAGACTCAGCACCACCAACAGTTAGATCGCCAAAATCAGCAGCATTACCTGCAGATGTTAAGTCAACATATTGTATTCTTTCTGGCTGAACGGTTCCATCATCTCCAAAAGAGAAACCTCTGTCTCCGTAATTAGAAGCAGAGGTATAAACTCCGTTTAACGTGACCTGTTTAAACTCCCCATTTATGTAAAGCATAACTTTTTCTTTGGAACTGTCCCACCATAGATGACCATTTTTAGGACTGCTAGGCTCTGTACCAGAAGATGTGTATATGTAGGTATTCGCTGAAGCTAAAGCCGTACCTCCTAAACTAGGTGCTACTGGTAGGTTCGGTTTACCCGTACCCGCTAAATTAACTATGGTATCGACTTTTAATTCACTCATTATACTACAACCCATCTAACTCCAGAAGGAACTGTTATTGTTACGCCATTATTTACTGTTATCGGCCCTGCAGTTACAGCGTTGTGACTAGCACTTATTGAGTAGTTGGTTGTAACTGTCTGATCGTTCTCATAGAAAATCTCATCACTACCACCGCCTGTAGCTCCGCCACCGCCTCCTGATGATATTGTGGAGAAGCTAAGAACACCACTACCGTTAGTTACAAGAGCCTGTCCGTTAGTACCGTCTGCTGTAGGATGACTGATGCCATCTATAACAACTTTACCAGATCCATTAGGGGTAATAGCTATATTGCCATTAGATGTTGATACAATGGCATTCCCATCGACATCTAAGTCACCTCCTAGCTGTGGTGTTGTATCTTCGGATACATTACCTAATCCACCACTAGCCATTGTTGTAAAACTAAGATTTCCTGATCCGTCTGTTTTGAGAACCTGATTTGCGCTACCATCTGCTGTTGGGTGAGAGAGGCCATCAATAATAACTTTACCAGAGCCGTTTGGCGTAATTGAGATGTTACCGTTTGATGTTGATACGATTGAGTTACCGTTTACATCAAGGTTCCCACCTAGCTGTGGAGAAGTATCCTCAACTACGTTTGAGTTACCGTATGCAGTCTTTACCGTACCACCCATATTACTATGGTTAGGGCAATAGGTATAAAGGGTATCTGCTACGTCTTGCTCTAACGTAACCTCTACATAAGCTCCTGCGCTACCTGCAGTGCCTACTGTCGTAATTCCTGTGGTAAATTGTGATCCGCTATTGTGTGTACCATTTGAAGTTGTTGAAAACCTTAATGGGTGACCGCTGTTCGAGCTATCACTTTGATCGAAACGGTATGTGATGCCTTTAGAAAGTGATATGGTTTGCTGAGATGTACCATCGATTACATACTTACCACCCGCTACAGTCACCGTAATTGTAGCAACTGCCGCTTTACCTGAAGTGTTAATACTTGGAGCAAACTTTGCTAAATTTCTGTTTATAGTCATGTCAAATTCCTAAATAGCATATTGTTGAACTTGCAGGATGTCGCCCAACGAAGCGCCTGAAGCCAAGGTCACCGCTGATGCGCTTATCGAATAATCTGTTGTTGGCAGCAAAAGTACACCGTTTAGGTATACTGCAGACTTGTTTACATTGTAACTTCCAGAGAATGCAGTCTGACCTGCTGTTGCTGTAAAAGACGTTGTTGAGTAATTAGCTGATGCCCCACCGTACTCTACGACCTCAACAATGTCACCTACAGTTGCACCAGAAGCTAGAACTACTGACGTTCCATTTGTAGCTGTAAAGTCTGCGCTGTTTAATTTAGCACCGTTCATAAACACAAGGATGTTTCCAACTGTGTAATTGACGGTAAATGTTGTCTGGTTTGCAGTAGCCGTAAAACTAGTAAAGTTGTGGGCAGCACCAGAAAGCGTTAGATCTTCAGCACTAGGGCTGATAAACAAGACTGCACTACCAGATAGGTTTAGCAGTGATCCTGTTGAACTGGATGATAGTACCCTTGTCAGGGTAGTACCTGAATGTGTGTAAACACCTTGTCCTATCTCAAAAGCATTCCCATCCTCTATAACGTATCTGACGGTATCCCCATTAGAGATACCGCCATCAGCAAAAGTCTGAAAACCTGCTTCCGCAGAACCAAGGGTCACAGTTCCTGTGCCTGTGGTCGATGTACTTACCTTAACTCGATCTGCAAATTTCACCACAGTAAAGCTCCATTAGGCTATGCGAATGATAGCGTTAGAAGCATCCGCTGCAGGGAACTGGATAGTAAAGTCACCTGCTGTAGAGGTTTTGTCAGAACCAAAATCTAGTACAACCACTGTGTCTGATGTGCCTGATCCACCACCTGTTGTAGTGTTATAGATCAAAGCTCCACGAGCTGTCACAGTTGCACTGGTAAACGTCAGGTCAGCAAAATCAGTTAAAGCTGTTGTGCCGCTCAATGACGGATCTACTCTTGTTAGAGTTCCACCACCTGCAGAATAACCAGACCCACTTACTTCGTTAGAAGTTGTGTAGGCTGTTGTCGCTGCGTTGAAAGAGGCGCTGTTTGTATACATTGCTAGTTTGAATGTATGCCCTCCTGAGTTTTTGAAGTTATGTCCTCCCTCAAGAAGTTCTTGCTTGAAGGACGAACACATAAAGTTGCCAGAAAATGCCATATCATAATCTCCTTATTAGCTCGGCAAGTTTAGGATGCCCTGCATCTTTCAAGGCATTATACACGGTTGTGCGGTCACTGCGAATAGCTTCTCGCATATAAAATGCAACCACCTTTTCCATGTGCTTTTTGAAGGCATTTGCCTGATCTCGAATTGCAGGATGTGATCCCTCAGAAACACTTATCAGTTTCTCTACACATCTCTCTGCTACTTCATCAGGTGTAAACCCTCTATTCTCTGTAGTTTTTATGTTAACTATAGGTTCTTTTGGTATGTCTATATTGAACTTAAACATTGGCCTCGTCTTTACTGTATCCCTCTTCGCCACTTCTGTAACCATCTTGCTGCAGTAGACCACCCACTTTAGTAAATGCATCCATAGCGAGTTTATGTTGCTGTCTGTACTCGTTCATTAGGTCTGTGTCACCCTTCATGTAAGAGTACGCTTCTAGTAATGACCCATACAGCAAAGCTGTTTCGGCGTTGTCACCCAACCATGTTGTACCCGCAGACACAATAGATGGTGGATCATAGTAGTAATTTATTTGAGCTAAATACGCAGCATCTGGGGTTGGTGCTAGTATGAAGTAACCCGGTGTAGTTGTTGTGCCGCCAACAAACTGAGCATAGTACTTAGGTAGACCTGTGTCTGATGCAGGATACGCCTCTTTTGCAAAGGTAACATTCTTGTTTAAGAGGTAGCTATAATTACCACTACCATCCCGTATGGCAATAGAATACACAGCAATCATGTCTGTCGGCCTAGCAAGATACTGAGAGTTAGCAACTGTACTACCAGTAGCAGCTTTTCTAAGCTCTGGGATAAGAACCTGACGAAGTATCTTCTCTTCTGCCTGACGAACAAACGTAGGAATATTAGTCACAAAGGATGTCTCTGTGTTCTCCGTGTAGTCCTGTATAGCCTGTGTTAACTCTGTGTAGTTCATCTAATCTACCTTACTCTATACTTCCCGCCACGAGCTTTGCCCATACCGCGACACACTGTGCCACCATGTTTCAATTTAGTTGGCTTGCGACCTGATAGTTTAAGTAAGTCGCCTTTACCCTTGTTTAATAGAAATTGGTCAAAACTCATTGAGTCCGACATAGGGCCATCAAAAAACTCTTCACGTAGGTCTTGTAGTTCTGAGTCTTTTTCTTTCATTTTACCCATAATGATTACCCATTCCTACCAAAATAACCGCCTCTGTTGGCTTTACGCATACCCTTACATATGCGACCACCATGCTTCATTTTTAGTGTATCACCTTCTGTCTTTGTAAAACCCATTTTGTTAATAACAGGTTCAGGTAGTTGCCCCAAACTGTTCTCTTTACCTTTAGGGATTGGTTTTAACTTTCCGGGCATATCTAATCTCCTACTTAATTTTTATACTGCCGCCATGTTTTTTAGAAGGCACGTCTTTTTTCATTAAACTATCTATATATTGTTTCAACGACATTGCGGAGCCTTCGTTCTTTATTTTGTTAGCCTCCATTGCATCCAAAAACTCATTTATCATGTCCGCATCTTCGCCTGACATCTTTTGGTTTTTTGGCATATCTAATCTCCTTTTAACAACTCTACCA